AGACAAGGCCAGCCTGTCGTGGTGTCACGGCAAGATCCGTGCGATCGGCTGGACCATGCTCGGCTCGGACGGCGAGCCGCAGGCCGCTGCCAGCGAGGACGAGCTCGAGGTGCTCGACGAGTTCAGCTCCGCGCTGTTCGCGTTCGACGACGCGCCGCTTGTCGGCGGCTACAACATCCGCGCGTTCGACGTGCCGTTCGTCACGATGCGCTGCGCTGTGCATCAGGTCGAGCTGCCGACGTGGTGGCCGGGCATCCGCGATTGGCAACGCATCGTCGATCCCGTGGACATCTTCGGCCGCAACACCGGCAGGATGAGCGATTACTTGCGCGCGCTGTCGCTGCCGGGTAAGTCAGCCGATGGCAGCGAAGCGCCGGGCATGTCGCTCGACGAGCTCTCTGCCTACGTGGCGCAGGACGTGCGATGCGAGGACGCGCTGATCATGCGGCTGTCCTCGTTCTTCCCTGCTCTGCACCGCAAGAACTTCGAGCTCGCGTGAGCTCAAACCAACCCACCAACCCAAGGAACGATATGACAACCGATCTAGGGCACATCCCGCTGAACCCGCCGCGCAAGGGCGCATTCTCGCTTGCGTCCGTCAAGCGCAGCAACGAGCCCAAGCCGCCGAAGATCGTGATCTACGGCACGCCGGGCATCGGCAAGACGACGTTCGGCGCGCACGCTCCGAACCCGATCATCATCCAGACCGAAGAAGGTCTCGGCCTGCTCGACGTGCCGCACTTCCCCGTGGCACGCAGCTACCAGGACGTGATCGACGCCGTCACGGCGCTGTTGAACGAAGAGCACGACTTCCAGACCGTCGTCATCGACAGCCTCGACCAGCTCGAGCCGCTGATCTGGCAGCACGTCGCTCGCCGTGAAGGCAAGCACAACATCGAGGCGTTCGGCTACGGCAAGGGCTACATGTTCGCAGCCGACGAGGTGCGGACGTTTCTGCAAGGTCTCGATGAGCTCCGCTCGCGTGGCATGACGGTGATCGTCGTGGCTCACAGCGAGGTCAAGCGGTTCGAGTCGCCCGAGCACGAACCGTTCGACCGCTACCAGATGCGACTCGACAAGCGCGCGAACGACATCGTCTGCGAGTGGGCGGACTGCCTGCTGTTCGCGAGCTACAAGGTGCACGTCGTGCGTGACACCGTGAAGGGTCAGGAGCGCACGCGCGGAGCGGGCCGCGGCGAGCGCATCATCCACACCGAGGAGCGTCCTGCGTGGCGCGCCAAGAACCGCTACCAACTGCCGGCCGAGCTGCCTTTGTCCTGGGAAGCGTTCCAGGAGGCGATCGGCCAGTCCTACACCAACCAACCCAAGGAGAGCTGAACTATGGTCAACATCGACTTCAACCTGGACGTCGTGGAAGCCGCGACGAGCTACGAGCCGCTGCCGACTGGCTGGTATGAGCTGCGTATCGTGGGCAGCGAGCAGAAGATGACGAAGGCCGGCGACGGCAAGTATCTCCAGATCGAATTCGAGCCCGACGAGTCCGCGCACCCGGAGATCAAGGGCCGCAAGATCTGGCAGCGCTACAACCTCTGGAACCAGAACACGACGGCCGTCGAGATCGCGCAACGCGACCTCAAGTCGCTGGTCCAGGCGTGCGGCGAATCGTCGATCAACGACAGCGAGGAGCTGCACGGCACGACGGTGTCCTGCAAGGTCGTGCTGCGGCCGGCAGCGAACGGCTACCAGCCGAGCAATGAGATCAAGGGATACCGCGCTTCTGACGGTGGCGCGCCGAAGCCGCAGGCCAAGGCCGCGAGCTCGAGCGCTTCGCCGCCGTGGGCGCGTCGCTGAGACACTCTCGGCCGGGCGGGTGGAGCTGGAGAGGGATACGGAACTTCCTAATCCATTCGCCCGGCCGTTTTTCACTATGTTCACTCTGCGCGACTACCAAGAAGACGCGATCGCTGCGCTCTACGATTACTTCGGGCGCAGCCGCGGCAACCCCTTGCTCGTGCTGCCGACAGGCGCCGGCAAGTCGCTGATCATCGCGTCGCTGCTCAAGGGCATCATGTTCCGCTGGCCGAACCAGCGCGTGATGATGCTGACGCACGTCAAGGAATTGATCGAGCAGAACCACGCCAAGCTCGTCTCGCTGTGGCCGACAGCTCCCGTCGGGATCTACTCGGCAAGCATCGGCCGCAAGGATGCGTTCTCGAAGATCACGTTCGGCGGCATCCAGTCGATCTACAACAAGACCTCGCTGATTCCCCGGCAGGACTTGGTCGTCATCGACGAAGCGCACCTCGTGCCCAAGAAGGCCGAAGGCATGTATCGCGCGTTTCTCGAGGGAATGGCGAAGAAGAACCCGGCCTTGCGCATCGTCGGCCTGACGGCGACGCCCTACCGCTTGCAAGGTGGAATGCTCTGCGAAGGTGACGAGCGCATCTTCTCGGACATCGCCTACGAGCTGCCGGTCACCGAACTGATCGAGCGTGGCTTTTTGTGCAAGGTCGTGCCGAAGCAGACGCACGCCGAGATCGACACCAAAGGCGTCAAGAAGCGTGGCGGCGAGTTCGTCGGCGCTGATCTCGAGCGCGCGTCGATGAGCGGCGACATCGTCACGCGAGCCGTCGAGGAGATCGTCGCGCACGGCGCCGGCCGTCGCTCGTGGCTCGTGTTCTGTGTCGGCGTCAAGCACGCCAAGCAAGTCCTCGCCGAGCTCGTGGCGCGCGGCATCAAGGCCGAGGCCGTGTTCGGCAACACCAAGAAGCCGGAGCGCGAGCGCATCTTAACCGACTACAAGGCTGGCAAGATCCAAGCGCTCGTGAACGTGTCCGTGCTGACGACTGGCTTTGACGCACCCGAGACGGATCTGCTCGCCGTGCTGCGTCCTACGCAGTCTGCCGGCCTGTGGGTGCAGATGGTCGGGCGCGGAATGCGGACGGCAGAAGGCAAGGCTGACTGCCTCGTGCTCGACTTCGGCGGCAACGTGATGAGGCACGGGCCGATCGACAAGATCCAGCCGAAGCGCGCGTCGTCAGGCGAGGCCGGCGAAGCAATGGCGAAGACGTGCCCGGAGTGCTCGGTGCAAGTCTGGATCGCTGCGCGCGTTTGTCCTGAGTGTCTGTTCGAGTTTCCGATCAACGACGAACCGAAGCACGATGCAACGGCTTCGACGATCTCGCTGCTATCGACGGCCGATCAGAAACCGCAGCGAAAGAAAGTTGATCGCGTGTTCTATCGCGTGCACAGAAAACCCGGTAAGCCTACAAGCCTGCGCGTCGATTACTGCTGCGGACTCGACACCGTCAGCGAGTGGGTCTGTCTGTGGCACGAAGGATGGGCGCGCACGAAGGCAGAGCGATGGTGGACGGAGCGCAGCGGCGAGGGTCGCGAGTGGCTGCCGGAGACTGTCGAAGATGCCATCATCATCGCTGTCGGACTCAAGAAGCCGACGCACATCACAGTTCAGCCGGAAGGGCAATACAGGAGGATCACGAAGTATGAATGGAGTGAGCACGAAGGGAGAAGCGGAGCTGCTGACCTCGATGATTCAGTATCTGGAGTCGCGCCTTTCTGAGGTCACGTCGTTCGCGAGGATTCCGAACCTCGTGCCGGCGAGCAAGGTCGATCTGTCGTCGTTCGATCTGACCAACATGTTCAGCGAGACTGCACCCGTGCAGATCTACAACGTCGTGAACATGCGGCTGTTCCCGGGCGACTACAACCGCGACCGCATCAACATCGTCTACTACACGACCGACAAGCTGAACCCGCACCTGCGTGACTTTCTCTACGCGAACCGCAACAACCCGAGCGCCTACGATCGCGCGGTGCAGTGGTATCAGAGCGCAAGCGATGGCGACGTGATGCCCGAGGACTCGGCCGAGATCGTCAACGACCGCGACCTGCTGCACCCGAAGCGCGTGGTCTGCCAACCACACCCGACGAAGACGAGGCGCAACGGCGGCCCGATCATGTCGGTGGTGGGCTATGAGTTCTGAGCGCATCACGCGCACCGATCTTGAGCGCTACATCGCAACGCTTGCGGATCTTCTCCGTGTGCTTGAAAGCGTGAAGCCGGATCGGTCATGTTTCACCTGTGACCACGGAGCGGTGGTCATGGGTGGCATCTTCAAGTGCGGGCGATGGAATGCCGAGGTGCCCGAAGATGCACGCGAGGTCGGCTGTGATGATCACGCCGACAGACCGAGCGAGATTCCGTTCTGATGCATTCAACTAGGAGGGTGGGTGGACGAACGAGTGGCGGTTCCGACGATCAGCGTCGGGCAAGGGAAGCAGAATCCACAAGGTCACGCTCTGCCGGCAGGGGAGACGGTCGAGGCATGGGCGAGCGCGCTAGGCTCGCTGTCGGATGGTGAGTGCAGCTGGTGGTCTCCGCACGTCTGGACGCGCAACTACTCGATCGCGGCCGACTGGATGGCCGCACACGGCTGCGCGATCGACATCGACTACGAAGACCCAAGCCTGCAAGGCAACAAGTACACAGCGCTGCCCGACGAGGCGTGGGCTGAGTTCTTCGAGCTCGCATCTGCCGGCGACATTCCAGGCAACCTGATCCACGCGACGCCTCGAGGTGCGCGGGTTGTCTTCGTGTTCGACGAGGTCTGCACGCATCGCGAGCAGATGAAGAGCGCGATGGAAGCGTGCGCGGATCTCGTCGAGTCTTCGCTTGAGCGCTGCGACATCGAAGCACAGCTGGCCTACGGTGGCGGCGAGGTGCGCGCTGGCTTTGCTGTCGATCGTGCGTGCCTCGATCTCAAGCGCATCTTCTGGGCGCCGAAGTGCCGGGTCGCTGGAGCTCGCCGCAACGCTCCCGTCGTGACGATCCGCGCAGCCAAGTATCGGCTCAAGGGTCTGCGCGTGGATCGAGACGAGCAGCAGCCGAGTGCTGCGCCAGCTCGCGC